ATGCGCTCAAGATGGAGTTCGAGACCGAGGCTGCCGTGGCCAAGGTCGACGACAGTCTCGGCCTGGTGTTCGGCTTCGCGATCGTCTGCAAGATCGATGGCGAGCCGTACTTTGACACCCAGGGCGATCACATCCCCGAGGATGCGATGCTCAAGGCCGCGTCCGATTTCATGGTCAACAGCCGCGTGGCCAAGGACATGCATGATGGCGGCCCGATCGGTCCCGTGGTGTTCGCTTTCCCGCTGACCGACGACATCGCCAAGGCCATGGGGATCGAGAGCAAGAAGACCGGCCTGATGATCGCGATGAAGCCGCCGGCGCCAATCCTCGCGAAGTACCAGAGCGGCGAATACACCGGGTTCAGCATCGGCGGTCGCCGCGTCGTGGATGAGGAGGTTGCCTGATGCAGACGATGGGATTGCTCGCTGCCGGTCCGATCCGGGTGTTTCTCGATCGCGAGCCCGATGTGCGCAGGTCGGTCGCGGCGTTCGCTCGCGATGATGGGCCGGAATTCCTCGTGGTCGCCGGGCCACCAACCCGGGACGAGGTGATGCGCCACCATGCGCTCCCGCGGCGGCTCCGGGCCCGCAACGCAATCGAACTGCCGGTCGTGCGGCTCAATTTCCGCAAGGTCGAGCATCACCTCACCCACGAGAAGGGGATCGAGGTCAGTTGCACGGCGGACGATCTCGATCGGCTCGTCGACTGGAACATGCAGCACGCCGCCAGGAGGCTATCGGCATGAAGCGCATCATGAAGGAATTTCGCATGACGGAGATCAGTGCGGTCAACCGCCCGGCTCAGCAGGGCGCCCGCGCCGTCATCATGAAGGCGGACGCCGAAACCAAGACTGAGAACGGGAAGTCCTACCCGGCGAGCGATTACGCCTATGTGCCGGACAAGACGAAGCCCTCGGCGTGGAAGCTGCGCCTGACCAGCGAGCCCGGCGGCGACCCCGATCCCAAGATCGTCGGCGCCGCTGCGGCTGCGCTTGGCCCCGGTTATCGCGGCGAGAAGGTCGAAATCCCTGATGATGCCCGCGATGCCGTAGTGGCTCGTGTTCGCGCTGCCTGGCGCAAGGCCAATCCGGACAAGACCAAGGACGACCTGCCAGAGGTGCTCAAGGGCGCCGATATCGGGACCGTCGCCAAAAGCGTCTATGACATGGTCTCGCAGCCGGCTCAGCCCGGCGCCAAGACCTTCGACGATCTGATGGCGGCGCGTCAGAACGTGGCGGAGCAGTTCGAAGTCGATGAGCGGCTCTGGCCGTTCTTCGATGCCCTCGGTGACTCGATCCGGTCGATCGTCGCCGACGGCACGATGGACGAGCCTGGCAAGATCAATGCCATCCGTCAGTCCATCGACCAGTTCACGAGCGCCATTGTCGATGCGGTTCCCGACGCGGAAGCCGAGATCGACAAGGTGTTTGCCGACCCCGCCCTGAGCGGGGTTTTTCTTGCCGGCCTGCCCGGTGATCCCGTCGACAAGAAGGAGACATTCATGTCCGACGATACCAAGAAGGTCGCCGAGCTCGAGAAGCAGCTCAGCGACATGACCAAGCGCGCGACCGATGCCGAGAGCAAGGTCGCCGATCTGACCAAGGCCGCCGACGTTGCCAAGAGCGATGAAACGTTCGAAGCGGGCGGCGTGACCATCCACAAGTCGGAGGTCGGCGAGGGTCCGTTCAAGCTGATGAAGTCCCAGCAGGAGCGGATCGAGATTTCCGACTTCGAGAAGGCGGCCACCAGCCAGGTTCCGAACCTGCCCGGCGAGACCGTCGCCAAGGCCAAGGTGCTCCGCGCCGTCGCCAAGATGGACAAGGAAACCGCCGATGCCCTCAACGCCATGCTGAAGGCCGGCAATGAGGCTATGGCCAAGATGTTGAAGCCGCTCGGCAACGATGCCGGCCGCAGCTTCTCCAAGGCTGAGGACGAGCTCGACGCACTGGCCAAGGCCTACGCCGAAAAGCACAGCGTGACCTACGCCAAGGCGTACGACGCCGTGCTCAAGACCGAGGATGGCCGCAAGCTCTACGGCCAGATCGGCACGAAGTCGGCTGACGCCGCCTAGCCGCCATCGTGCGGCGCTTCCCAACAAGGAACATCCAAAATGGCTACCAACGAGAAGCTGATCACCATCAGCTATCCGGCGAGCGCTGATCTGTCCGCAGATCAGTATTGCGTCGTCAAAATCTCCTCGAGCCAGATTGCGCTCGATGCGACTGCCGGCGGCGCGACCGCCTTCGGCGTTCTGCAGAACAAGCCCTCCGCTGCCGGCCAGGCCGGCGAGGTTGCGGTCGGCGGCGTCAGCAAGGTCATTGCCGGCGGCACGTTCTCGGCCGGCGCCAAGCTGACCAATGACGCCAGCGGGCATGTCGTTACCGCGACGACCGGCGACACCATCCTCGGCATCGCGATTGCTGACGGCGCCTCCGGCAAGGTCACCAGCATGCTGCTCGATAACGGCGGCGTCTCCGCCTGATCCCTGACCGCGTGACGGTCGCTTCGCCCGCCTGAAGCGCGGGCTTCTTCAAGAGGACCATTCCAATGGCCAACCCGACGGCGGGCGACGTCCACGTAAACGTCCCCCTCACCAACATCTCCATCGCCTACATGCAGGATGCGACCAGCTTCGTGTCTGACCGCGTGTTTCCCAACATCCCGGTGCTCAAGCAGTCCGATCGCTACTTCAAGTATGATCGTTCGGACTTCTGGCGCAACCAGTACGCTGTGCGCGCGCCTGGCACCGAGTCGAAGGGCGGCGGCTGGAAGATCGACAACACTCCGACCTACTTCGCCAACGTCTATGCCCTGCACAAGGACGTGGACGACCAGATCCGCTCGAATGCCGACCAGCCGCTCGACATGGACCGCGACGCGACCATCTGGCTCAGCCAGCAGGCGCTGATCGGCCGTGAGGTCACTTGGGCGGCGAGCTACTTCACCACTGGCGTGTGGAAGGGCATCGACGGATCGACTGGCGACGTCACCGGCGAGGCATCCGGCCCGACGGGCAACCAGGTGCTGCAGTGGGACGCTGCCAACTCGACGCCGATCACCGACGTCAAGAAGTACAACGACGACGTGCAGCTCCGCACTGGTCTGCGTGCCAACAAGCTGGTGCTCGGTCGCCAGGTGTGGACCAAACTCAGCGACAACTCGACCCTTGTCGACCGCGTGAAGTATTCTGGCGGCGTCGGCAATGGCACTCCGGCGAAGATTTCGCTGCAGGCCGCGGCTGCGCTGTTCGAAATCGACGAGGTGATGGTCGCAGACGGCATCCAGGTGACGAGCGCGGAAAATCCCGCCTTCGAAACCTCGATGACCACCGCGTTCATTGCCGGCAAGAACGGACTTCTCGTCTATGCCAACCCGGCGCCGAGCATCCTGCAGCCGTCGGGCGGTTACACCTTCTCGTGGACCGGCTACACTGGGGCCGGCTCGATGGGTCAGCGCATCAGCAAGTTCCGCATGGAATGGCTGAAGTCGGACCGAGTCGAAGGCGAGATGGCGTACGACCAAAAGGCCGTCGCGCCCGAGTGCGGCGTGTTCTTCTCCAGCCTCGTCGCGTAAGCTCAGCGGGCCAAGCAATGGCAATAACCGCCCGCAATACGATCTGGCATGAGGCGCTGTTCGATCCGGAAGCCGACTTCCGCGTGCTGCGCCCCATCCGCCTCAATGGCCACGATCTCGTTCCGGGTGATCCCTTCGACAAGTCGACGGTGACCACCCGGACGCTCCGGCTGCTCTACGACGACCGCAAGCTCGAGATGGTCGACAAGGCCGATCCCGAGCCGGCGCCGCAGAGCACAACCTATGCCGCACGTCACATCGGCCGCGGCCGCTATGCGGTGTTCGATGGTGATCGTCAGGTTTCCGAGCTGATGACGCGCGAACAAGCCAATACATGGAGGCCGGCATGACGTGGAGCTTCGATCCCGCCCTGACGGCCGACAAGGACAAGGTGCGGTTTCTCGTCGGGGATACCGACACGACAAACCAGCTGGTGGCGGACGAAGCGATCGCCACCATGCTCGACATGTACGACGATACGTTCTCGACCGCGGCCGCGCTCTGCGACGGCCTGGCCACCAAGTTCGCCCGGCTGCCGACGATCACGATCTCGGGCATCACCATTCGCGGGACGGAGCGCGCTGAGCAATACCGCGTCACCGCCGCCTCGCTGCGCCGGCAGAGCGCTCAGGGCGCGCCGGGAGCCCTTGGTGTTCCCTCGGTCACCGGGACTAGCGTTTCGGATATCGAGAGCAACCAACAGGATACCGACCG